TAATACTTTGAATAATTTTTGTGCTGGAGTATTCTTCAATTCTGTCATACCAATGTATCTTTTTAACGTATTGTTCTGCTACTACGCTTTTGCCTCGCCAATCACTACCCTTAACCATAATGTCTGGCTGGTAAAGTTTAAGTAATCTAATAAGGTCTTCTTGACTGTCAAATAGTTCTACAATATCTACAGCCTTTAAATTTTGTAGCATTATTCTGCGAAAGTTTTGATCGTTGATAGGTCGCTTATCGCCCTTAAGTTCTTTAACACGGCTGTCAGTATCGATACATACAACAAGGTAGTCACCTAAACTACGGGCCGTGTTTAGCATAGCAATATGCCCCGGATGGAGAATATCGAATGTACCATTTACAATCACTGTAGTCATGGATAATGCTTTCTTAACTTGGTCACGTCTGCACAAGTATATTTTTGATACTGTGTTTTAAGGTCATCTGGCATTGGGATATATTCAATCTTTGCTTCTAGACCTTCAGCAATAGTTTCTGCAATATGTTGGAATGACTGTGGCTTGCCTGTTCCCACATTCCATATACCAGACTCTTGTACATTAAAGAATTTCTTGTGTACATTGATTACTTCGCTGACTGGAACAAAATCACGTAGGAATTGGTCACTACCTTCAAACAATTTAATAACACCAGTCTCTTCTGCTTGCTTAGTAAACTTATGATGTGGACTAGGTTGATCTTTATGATCTTCGTGAGGGCCGTAAACATTGAAGTAACGGAAACCTTGTACACGAATGTCCTTAAAGTTTTGCGACATCACACTTCTATCAAATAGGTATTTGCTCCAAGCATAGGGACTTGCAGGATTTGGCGGGGTATTTTCACTAAAATTATTAGTCAGCCCGTATACGCTGGCACTGCTGGCATATTGCAAGTTAACACCATTTTCTATGCAGGCTAACAGTGTTAGACAACTAAAGTCATGATTTTGTCTCATAACTTTTTCTACATCTCGTTCGTTAGTGCTACTAATTGCACCTAAGTGAATACACCAATCTAAACCAGCAAAGTTTGGAGGAGCATCACCCCAGTTGTAAAAAGAAAGTTCGTGGTCGTCTTTAAGTGCATTGACCATATTTTGGCCAATAAAACCTTTATGACCCGTAATTAAGATTTTCATTTCTGACTATCGCCTTTTCCTACACGGTAATTATCTGCTATACTATCAGGCATACTAACTTCAATAATTGTTCCTTCTTCAATACATATCAATTGATGAGGTAACAGCGGAACATTATGCCAAGTATCTCCCACATTTAATTCATGGGCTTGTACATCTGCTGTTTTAGTATCGATAATCTTAACAATAAACTTTCCACTTAGTACATACCAAGATTCTTCTTTCTCAGAATGAAAGTGCATACTAAATTTTGCGCCTGTATTAAAATTCATTAACTTGCCGCAGTACTTGTCAGTGGTGGCCCAAATTAATTCGCTGCCCCAACCCTTTTTTACAAAGCCTTCTAATCTTATCATTCTGGTATCTCCGTAAATCTCAATAGGAAACTTTCCATATAACAACTATATTCAGTACCAGTATCTTGCTCTCGATAATAGATCCACGTATGATCTTCGATTTCCTTTGTGTATATTACACAGAATATTTTACGGCTATCCGCGCCGCACCACTTGCTTCCATCTTTTGGTATTTTCATAAAATTCCTTTACTAATTTTACATTTAATTTTGCGGATCGTCAACTTCTAACCAAGTATGATCGCCCATATATTTTACTGGTGTTATGTATTCATAATCTTCTGGAGGACTGGCTGACCACCCTTTTGGGCCATTGTGTACTAACAATGTTTTCATTTTTCTCTTATCCCAAACTAGATAATATACCTGCCCCATTACTGCTTTAAACTGATACTCGGCAGCGTGTACGGCATCTGTAACTTCTAATCTACGTTTAATTTGTTCTGCTTGTTTTTGTAACACATTAACTAATTCTATAATTCGATCATATTCTTGCTGGGCATACATCCTAGCGTGATTGATCATTATGTCTTTTTGCCGAGTGACTGGGATTAGATCAAATTTTACAGCGCCTGCTTCAGTGGGGTACTCAGATACATTCCTATTAAAGAATGGAATCAAAGATCCAGTTGATGTGGAATCGTAACTTGTTCTACCTTTGGCAGAATTTGGTTGTGTCACAGTTCTCCACTTTCTGATAATTTTAACATTAGGCTATATTGTTCGTATGCTTTTTTCACTGCTGGATATTTGTCCCTCAAATATCGTTCACGTTCTTTTTGTTCCATTAATGTTTCAAACATTCTGTAATGCCCTTGCTTCTTCATGTTATTAAACACTTCTGATTCAAAGTTTGCAACTCGTTCTAATTCACTTTCTGCAATCTCTACAGTATACAAGGGTTCGCTATCGAACACAATATCTTCATAAACACGATTAAAATCCAAGGGATCATGAAAGTAATTTATATTGACTTTATGATAACGGCTTGCTCTTTTGTTAGTGTCAAGAATATTAATTCTGTGGTGTTGACAAAACTCTTTCACTATATCAGTGGTCATTTTATTCCGACTTCTTCTAAAATTTCTTTCACTAATGCAACATCAGCTGGCAGTTCCTTAAAACGTTTACGCCAGTGTGGCACATCAAAAGCAGGTGCAATCATATTCAATTGATCGTCGCTCATATTACGAACCATTGCTTTTCCATCTTCGCAATTTAAAATCACCCAGCAACTGATCTTACCATTTACAATATCGTTAACTGCACGATTTAGTGTGGCATATAAAAAGTAATGATTAAACTCTGCACTATGTTCGTCGCCCCATTCCATCATTGTTTGTAGGGTTCGTTGTACTGCTGATTCTACTGGTTCTGTTTTCAGCATTTCATAAAGATACTTTTCATACAAACTATCTTTACACCAGTTATCTAATTTAGCACCACTTTTAATCACGTAGTCAATAAACTTGTCTGGGTACAATGGGTTAGCGTTATTAATAAAACTACCAAATTTTACAAAGGCGTTATAATAACTGCTGTCTGCAAAGTTGTCATAAGTCTTGGGCTTTTTGGCATTTTGTGTTAATTGCCAAAAACGATTATAGGCCATAAAACCTGCCTGCACTCTTTTCTCATCCTTTTGTAGTGCGCGGCGCTTTCGCTCGCACATATGTGCCACAAGAGTTTTTTCTTGCATAAAACTCTTGTTACAATGCACACAACTATAAGGTTGATTAACCAATGCTATCACGCGGCCTTCCTAAATTTACTCAATAAATTATTGGCTAATGTAAGATCATCTATCAAGATTTCATTATGTATGGGAGTCATTTTAATTAAAAATTTTCCAGGCGAATTCGGGTCGTGCGATACTGTAACATTATGAGTGGTAGAATTCCAAGCTGAATTATTAAAATTAAGGTTTAAATTTACAATATTGCTATAATCAAATTTATTCATATTCTTTCCTTTGTTTCTTATCAAATCCCATTGCATCAAATAACTCTGCACGTTCGTCATCTGTCATTAATTTAGCTAATAATTTAATCTCATCATTTTTCATTGTGGGATTCAGTTCCTCAATCAACTTTTCAAATTTGTCAAGACTGCCCTTTAACATAGGCATAAAAGTGTGATCAACTTGTATACCTGCGCCCACACCGGCATACAACTGCCACAATAAACCTTCGTGATTTTTACTCAACGCCCAATGATGTTTATTAACATTTTCATTAGTTTGTGTAATATACCATTCCTTAATATCTCTGTCAGGATGTGGCGTATTAGAAATAAATCGCATCAGCACATAGGGGCTAAACTCTTTAAGTTCGGCTTCAGACAGTGATGAATAAAAATCATAGTTTTTATTATCAACTGCCTTAAGTACTCGACCCAGGTCTAATGCTTTAGGTTTTTTAGGTTTTGCTGTTGCCATAATTATACTGGATGATAGGGAACGGTTTGTTAAGTAGGATTGCTTAGATGATATAATATTATACATTGCTCCAGTGCTTTTTGCAAGGCAGGATTAGTCTTTGCTGCTCGACGAATTTCGTTCCACAGCTTGTCTTCTCGAATATG